CAGTTGACTACGCGGCCGGCCTCGGTGTGTTCGCGGTAGCGGACGCTGCTTGGGGGCTACTGCCCCCGCTTGGGTGGGGTGAATTGGGGCCTTGCAGGCGCCAAACTCGCAACTTCGCCCGCCCTGGGTCATTTTTGATCCACCCCCTGTAGTCAAAGCGCCTGCAAGCTAGAGCAGGCATGCGCTCCTAGCTGCTGCCCCTCAGGCAAGGCGCCTGCAAGCTTGGCAGAACCCTCCTCGAGCTGCCTCGAGCTCGCTACGGTGCAGGCGCTGTCCTTAGCTGAGCTGATGTGGGGCGGTGTGGGAGCGGCTAGGCGCCTGCAAGGGGGAGAGGGGAGAGGGAGTGGACTGGCCGAGTGCAGGCGCTTAGCTGTAAGATCTCCAAGCGGGCGGGACCACGCATCCCTACCGCCACGCGCCCCGGGCCAGTCGACCCTACAGGCTAGCCGCGGGGCGCACTGTGTTACCCTCCCGCGCAAGCAGGCCAGCCGAGGGCATAAGGTCGGCCGGTAAGTGTCGGAGTCGCTACCCGCCCGCCTGCTGCTAATGCTACCCTCCCGCCAGGCCACAGCACGACCCGAAAGGGGAGGCCCACTAGCCGGCAACTCAGGAGCCGACCGGCCTAGTCGAGTTAGCCACGGCGCTCGGCGGGCGCTGGTGAATGTGCCTGGCCTCCGATCGGTTAATCCCGATCGGAGGCTGTCTAATGCCCCCGAGGCTGGTAGCTAGTAGCCGACCGCCGCACAAACCACTGGTGAGCCATCCGCCAGAGCATGCCTACCCCGGAGCATGCCCGGTGAGCCCGCTGGAACTCCGTCCACCAGCGCCAATGCGTAAGGCTCCGCCCGTTCGCCATGAGCCGGTTAGGGATCCATGCCGACCGCGCTCCACATCGCTGGCAACTCGCCTCGTTCACCCCGAGACTGATCCAGCTACGGGTCCGGCTCAATGCCCCGCCTCTCGCAAGGCCTTAGCCCGCGTTCCCTCACCAGGCCGCACCCTCGAGTCCGCCCCTCGCCCCACGTGCACGCAATTCGCCCGAGCTTGACACCATGCCCTTGTAGCTGCCCCGCCGCCCCACACGAGCAGCGTAAACGCAGCTCCCGCCGAATGCCTGACCGCCAGCTCTAGCTCCCGGTCGAGGTCCCCGACCCGGCAATCCCACCCCGCCGTGGCGTACCGCTGCCATCCCTCCGGCACCCCGAGCAGCACCAGATCCGCATGCACCGGGCTCACACATAGATCCACCCATACCTCGGCCCCCGCATCCTGCCACACCCTCGCAGCATGCCGCTTCTGATAGGTCCGATAGATCGCTACAGCCCGCGGCGTGTCGTCATGCACGGTGTAATTCACCTCTATCAGCTCCCGTGCCCCGCTCCGCATCGGCAGCAGCCAGTCATGCTCAAGCGCGTTGAATCGGTAATCGTCCACGTAGAACGCCCACGTTGACGCATTCGCCGTCCGCCTGACTGAGCCCCATGCCAGAACCGGAGCCGTTACCTGAGGCGCATGCTCAAGCCTCGGAGGCAGGACTAGGCTCGGTATACCTAGCGGGTTATCGCTCGGCAGTATCAGCTCGGGGTTCACTTGTCCCGATCGATCGGAGGATATGCGCTCCCCGGCTGCCCCGGCTCATTGCTGCCGGTGCAAGCGTTGGCGCAATCGTTCGCCGCTGGACAGCGCTTGTTCCCGCAAGCCGGGCAAAGCATCATGCCCTGCCAGTCCGGTGTGCACTTCCAGCAGCAGGGCTCCGTTTTGGATTCACCCTTCGGCCACATGCTCCCCGCTAGCTCCTCCGCGATCAGCTCGTCGAGCGGCCGCTCGGGCGCCAGATAACCCTTAGTCGCTAGGTGCGCACGCTGTTCGTCCGCTAGTAGCTGCTCGGCATGCGCGCGGTAACCCTTCGTCACCTCGTGATCGCGCTGCTCGTGCTCTAGCCGATCGGCGTACTGATCGCGCTCAGCTGCTACCCTCCGAACGCGCGCATCACACCTTGCCATTGCGACTACCCCCTCGTGCCAAAGCTCCTCTAACCGCTCGACCGCCGTCTTAACTCGCAACGTCTGGAACCGCTTCGGCTGCTCTGCCTCCAGCTGAGCCAACAGCTCATACAGGACTTGAAATGCATCGGACTCGGGCTGCTCACTCATCGCAGCTCCAAGGATGAGGCTTTGCCAGCTCCCTCGCCTCAGCCGTTACCCGCGGCCGCTCACTCCGCGCCCATGCGTCGAGGCGGACCCGAGCTTGCACATTCCTTTCCATCACCTCGTCCACCAGCGGCACGAGATCCGCCGTTACCCGGTTGCTGCAATAGTTGCAAAACCGCCGATGCTTATCCGCGACCGGAGCCGTGCACCCCGCGCACTGCTTGACCGGGCGCCGCTTCGCCATGTCCAGCGCTGCCGCCTTATAGGCCTCCGCGATCGTCGGATCCTCGCCCCGCTGTTTAGCCCTCTCGATCAAATCAGCCAGTGCTCCCATGCTCTCACCTCTTTTTCGGTTTCACGTTAGCGCCAGGCCTCTTGCCCCGGATCGGGATCGGAGGCGGGACCCCTTTAGCCCCATGCCATCCCTTATCGATAGCCGACACCTCCCGATCCTGCTTGCTGAACGCCCGCGCGTTGTCGTTCGCCGGAGCCATCGTTACATCATTCTCAGGCGGCTTTTTCAGCCACGCCGGAGGCTGAGCCCGTAACAGTGACGCTTTCAATCCTCCGCCTTTAGCCATGCGCCATCATGCGAGCGCCCCGGCCCGGCCGCAAGCGCTAGCGCTTCCGCCAGAGTTTGACCGCCTGCTCTGCCTGCTCCCGCTTTGATAGCCCGGGATCCTCGTCCGGCTCAGTCCCGCCGAAACAAGAGCACCGCTGCTCTTGATGAGCGACCGATCCGCTGATCGTGCGCAGAAAGCAGTCCTGGTGCCACGGCATGTAGATCGCTCCGTCCCGGGTAAGGCACGGCATCAGCAGGCCCGAGTCGTCCTCGCCGAAAAACTGCTCGCACCATGCGCAAGGCGCGGTCGGGGTACAGCTTCGGTTTTGAGGCTCGCACATCCGCGCGAACGGCTCAGGCCCGAACCACCGGATCGTGGTCGCGTCCATCAGTTCTCCTCCCTCGAGCCCGTCGATAGTACCCCGATCGTCCGCGTATGGATCGGGACCTCGATCAGCATCCGCCGGCAGCTCTCAGCATGGGTCACTAGTAGAACCCGCATGATGCCCTCCCGAGCGGGCTCGCGGAGGGGCAGCAAGTTCTCGTCCGGCCACTCCTCCTCCTCGCCCCGCGAGAGCGCGATCGATCGGGGTAGGTAGTACGCAAACCACTCCGCCGCATCGATGTAGATCACCCCGATCGTGTCGGCTAGCTTGTCCTCCACGATCGGCAGCTCTCCAAGCCGCTCCATCCCTTTGATGAACCGCGCCCGCATCCCCGGATCGAAATCGCGGAGCGGCGGGAACGCCTCCATGTAATCAGCCTCAGTCATGGCCTAGTTGCTTTTCTCTTCCGGCTCGACGTAGCGGCGCATGGCCGGCACACCGATCAAAAACTCACCCCATGGCGCTAAGACCAAAACGTCGAACTCGCCCGGGTTTGGCGGCTCACGTAGCGCCGCGCAGGTTTCGGGGTGTAGCGAGAAATTCACCGGCTCGCGGTTTGTACTCTCCGCAATGACGGAGCGCGGGAAGTTAGAGGCCTCGACGTGTCCCGTTGACAGCACCATTATCACCCCGATCCATTCCTCCATCGGACCGCGCAGGTTCATCGATTGCAATCGCTCCATGCCCGCGATGAATTGCGCGCGCTGCTCGGGCTTCCATTCCGCGAGCAATGGCAATGCCTTTAGGTAGGCCTGCTCCATGTCGGTCTCAGTCATGGCTTGCTCTCCCTTTCCGTCACGTGAGCCCACGGTTGCTCCCTCACACGCGCCAGCACGACCGCCGGATCGTCCGAATCAATCATCACCTCGTCATACGCCCCACTCCCGCCGGCCTCGAAGATCACCCGAAACAAGGTGAGCACGTCCGCGATCGGCTGCCCCGGTTTCGTACTCCCCGAGTAGAAGCTTTTCCGGTCCTTGCTCTTGTCGGTCAAATCGTCGTCATGGTAGTAGCGGAACCGATACTCAAACCGCCACGTCTCCTCGCCCTGATCGCGGTAGATCCAGCCGAGCATATTGCCGACGTCGGGCCCGCCCAAAATATGCAGCTCCGCCCAAAACACGCGCGAGATAAACCGCCCGGGGATCAGCTCCATTAGCCGGCCTCCGCTACTTGCTCCGCCAAGCCCTCGACCACTTGCCGCACATACTCGATCGATCGGTACGTCTCGCCCGCGGCGAACCGCAGACCCGAACCGATCGCTGCTAGCGTCGCATTTAGACCGGGGGTGAGGTCCCGGTAGTGTCCGCAGTCGAAACCGAGCCACCAAATATCGCGCTCCTCTCCCGGCTCAGGCTTGTGGCAGATGCCACCTCGGCAGAGATCGGAATAGGTGAGCACGCCGTGAGCGTGGATCTCCTCGAGCTTGGGTGAGCCGTAGTGCTGCCGGTAAAACGGATGCTCGGGAGGCACCCCGACATAGCCGCACAGTGAGCCCATGTGATTGCGCACGATTAGGCACGGCAGGCCGCTCGCGTGCCGCCACTCGATCCGATCGGGCTCGCCCTGCCACGGTCCCGGACCCCACTCGCTCTTTGTGTGAAATAGGAGCTGCCGGCCTTTCTGCCACCAGTACCAGTGATGTCCGCGCAGCAGCCTGCGCCCTGCTCGGATCGCGCGTGCGTTGCGAGTCTTGAGTTTGCCTGCTCGGCGCCGTTCTTTAAGCCTTGCCATCACGATTGCTGCCCCTTAGGGCCCGCCATCAGTTCCGCAAAGTCGCCCTCGATCGAGTCCGCGAGCGCGCGCAACACGGCGGGCGTTTGACTCAGGACCAGATCAGCCGAGATCCGCGACTCGTTCACCGCGAGTGAGATCCCGCTGCCGTCCTCGCCCTCGAGTACGATCAGAATGCCCGCGTCCGCACTGAGTTGGTTCAGCATCACCCGTAGCGCCGAGTCGTATTTGCCCGGTCCGATCATGGCTCACTCTCCTCATGCTCCGGCCCCTTGCCCCCACATTTGAGCGATCGTGGGTCGGCTCGGATGAATATGCCCGCATCGTCCGGCTCCCCGCAAACGCAGCAGACCCCGCCCGTGTCGCCTACCAGCTGTGTCGGCTGCCGTTCCGGCTCCCTCTCTACCCAGCACTCAGGGCAGCACCGATGTGTCCATCCGCTCACGGCCGCCGCGCTTTCATCGCTTCCGCAATCTCGCGCAGCTGCGCATCGGTAGGGGGTGCGATTACCGGCGCAGTGTCCGCGCTCTCTGCCATTTTTGCAGCGCAGGAAAGGCAGACAAACGTGGCATAAGACGCTTCGGGTCGCGTGAATGAGGACGGTGAAAAAAAAGTCGGCTGGTCGCATAGCTGGCAGTTCAGCAAGCGCGTACCAGCGATTTCGTGCTCCATCCTCCCCTCGCTAGGGGCGCCCACCATGAAAATGGTATCGGTTGTCACGACTCGCGCCCCGTATAGAACACGACCGCCCGCCGGAGCACCTCGTTCTCCTCGCGCAGCTGCGCCAACTCATGCGATCCGCCGGCTAGCTCCCCTCGAGCGCGGGCCGCGCGTAGCGTTGTATTCTCGTTTCGCAGCTCCGTTATCTCGTGCCGCATCCTTGCAACATCCGGAGCCGCGAAGTGCGCTCGGATCTCGGGCTCCGGTGCGGGCTCGTCCTCCTCCGGCTCCGGATCGGGGAACCGTTCCAGGTTTGTCACTACGACATTAGCGGCCGGCGCTTTCGGTCCGTCCCGGAGTTCGAGCAAGTGATCGAGATCCAGATCCAGCGCGATCGATAGCCCTAGCAAATCATCGTCAATGGGCGCCACATCCCCCGATTCATAGGTCGTGAGCCGCGTAGGGACTGCGAGCTTAGCAAGCCTTGCCGCGTCCTTTTGTTGCAAGCCCTTTGCGATCCGAGCCTTGCGCAGCGCCTCGGAGAGCGGGGTCGGGGTGTGCTGCTTGGGAACGCGCTTTCGTCTACCGCCGATCGGGATCGGAGCTTGCGGAGGGGGAGCGCTATCCGGGCGCTTCACCAGGACGAGATTTTGCGGCGCGGGCTCCGGCTTGTTTGCGGCCTGTGCCTCCGATTTCTGCCGAGCCTCCGCCTCGATCTGCGCATTGATCCGATCGATATCGGCCGGGCTAAGAAGCGGGGTCGAGACCTTGACCGCCTCCCTCGGAGCTTTCTCCATCGGTCTAAGGTCGGGGTACATAATGTGCTGAGGAGCTTGCGGCCCCTCGTTGTAAATCACCTCACACCCCCGGCTCGTCCGCCGATGGATCTTGGCCGGTCGCCACGTCTCCCTCCCGTTATGGGTGTTTCGGACCTCGACTGCTTGGAACCGATAGTAAACCTCTTGAACCTGCGCGCCTCGAATTGTCATGGGTTATCCCTCTCCGCTTTGTTTGGTTTAGTCCCTACCCGCGTCCGAGCAGCACGATCGTTTTTCGCAATGCTCGGACCTCTTCCAATAATTGATCGCGCTCGCGAATGAGCGCACCCCGCTCGCTCTCACTCCCTCGAGCTTCTACCCCGTTCGATGGCGCCCGCGCTGCCGGGGTATATCCGGTGCGGCTCGGCTCCTCCGGAGCGCTACTGATCCCGTATTTGTGCGACCAGTAATAAAGGCGCGATTTGGAGACCCCGAGTTCCAGCGCGACCGCTTGCACTGATCTGCGCCCTCGGTTCCAAAACGCGCTAGCCGCCCGCCGCTCGAACTCCTCGCTATTTTGCGGCCGGCTTGTCACCCTCTCCGCCTCGCAAAAACCATGACGGTTTTCGTCAGGATCTCGATCTCCTCCCGGAGGGTATCGATCTCGCGCTTGAGTCCCGCGGTCTCTGGGTCGTAAGCCTTCCGCGCGACCATGGCCCGCGGCCGCTCGGGCTGCCGTGGCGCGAGCTTCTGAATACCCGCGGCCTTGCTGTCCGCTTTAGCCTTCCAAACGTAGAGAGTCGGCTCGCTCACCCCGATTGATTTCGCCGCCTCCGTCGAGGTCGACCCCTCCGATCGGAGTTTCGTCCATGTGGCGAGCGCCTTTTCAACGAAGGCCTCCGAATACTTGTAAGTTTTCGATTTCGACTGCTTTTTGCCCATGAATCCTAATTCCCTCGGGGTCAAGTCCAATTGATTACTAAACTAATCAAAAAGGCGCAACCTTCTAGGGTCCCCGGTCGAGACGATTTTGCCGGTGTTAGCGGGGGCAGAATGCAACGGGGTGGCGGATTTCACGTGAAACGACTGGCGCGCGGATATCTGCGCGCTACACTGTCCAGCATGCAAACGCATATTATGGTCGGTGAATGGGGATACGCGGTCGATACGGATGCGGAGCGCGCGGAGGCGGTCCTTGCCCTGGTCGAGGCGGGCCAGGCGGAAGCCCGGGTCTATTTCGGCGATTTCGCGGATGATAGTAGCTATCCGAGCGAAAAATGCCTGACCGCAAAAGGGGAGATCCTCTTTGTCCAAGCGTGAGTCTATGCCCGCCAAGAAATCCCCCAAACGCCCCGGGCATCCCGGCGGGGTCTCCGGTCGCAATACCCAGCCGCAACGGCTCCTCCGCGCCCCGGCTGAGCTTTGGTCCCTAGTGGATCAGGCGGTCGCCGATAGTGGCGATACCTGGTCCAATTGGGCCCGCCATACGCTCGCGGCAGAGGCAGCCAAGCCCGCCATTAACCCCGAGCGGTTGGTCCATCACCTCATCATGGGCGGATCCGGGCAGCCGGTTTCGGTCGGGGACTTGCAAGAATTGCTAGCTGTCTACGGGCTTACGATTGTCTCGAAAGGATCCAAATGAGCAAATATCTAACCGTCCTACTCGCGCTTGGCGTGTTTGGGCTCGGCTCGGTCGCCGGCCGGCATAGCGCCTTAGCCGCCCCTCCCGGCACTCCGGACCCGGGCCATTACATCGAAACCCGGGGCGGTCGGACGTTCACCCGTGATGGCCGGGTGTTTTTTATTGCGAACGACACGCGCGAGATCAACTCGGACAGTGACCCCGCGCGCGCGGGTAAATTTCTCGCGTCCGGCGACTATCGTCCGGCTATGGCGAGCGACGTGGAATGGATGGACGCTAGGTGCCAAGTGTGGAACCGCCGCTAGGGCTCGCGCGCCGAGGCTAACGCAATCAACCAGCGGGCGAAATCGGGAGGGGTTCGCCTGCGCTGCTGCGCGCTACAGACTTTGATCCCGGGCGGGACGGGCCCGCGGGGGGCATCACGGCTACCGCTCGCCCAATGGGTCGGGGTGCGTTCAGGCGGGAATGTGAGGGCGCTACGGGGCACGCCTACGAGGTAAAGCCAAGTCCGCTTGCGTGCTACGTGCCCCCAATTGCACTGACAGACTTCGAGCGAGTAGCCGCCAAAGCGATCGGCCGGCTCGCCCGGTCGCGGCAGCTCGCTTGCGCGCCATAAGAGCGAGTGTGCCGGATGCTCTAGCACCCCGCCGAATGCCCGAACCTGCGCGAGCGCGCGGACGGCGCAGTCGTGCTCCGCGCCCCGATAGAGGTGTTTCAGTTTGCCCCATGGCCCACACGGCGGATGCGCGACCACTGGCCCGGGCCCGTCATACAAGCGGGCATCACGGGTGATCCCGTAGCAGTGCTCCGGTCCGAGCAAAGCCGGGTAAGGCCCGCGCTCATCGATGTAGAGAGCCGCCACCATTCTCTGCTAGCCTTCTCTCACGGTGTCCCCCCGCCGTCGACCCCGGGGCGCTTCCCAGCGCTGCCGGGGTGCTTTCATTTGCGCAGCTGGAACCCGAGCTTGCGCGCCCGCTTCTCCGCTCGCCTCTTGACCTCGGCGCGAGTTTTGGCGCTCTCCGCCTTCCACCATTCGGGCGTGCCTGGCTTTGGCGGCTCTAGCTCCGGCTGATACCAAGTCCGCGCAGCTCGGACCGAGTAGAGCAGCGAGTCCGCGCAGTGGTTATCAAATCGCGAGTCCTCGGCCATGCGCCCCGGGCCCCACTGGAGAAGACACATTTCGTCTACCAGCTGCGAGCATTCACGCGCCACGATCCGGATCACGCCGCTCTTGAGTTCGCCCGCCACGATCTCTTGGTAGGCGCGCTTTTTGGTTTTCTCCGCCGCCACACATCCGATCCCGTAGCGCTGCCGCATCTCCTCCGCGTAGCCTTTACCGATTCCGCCCTCATCTACGACAACCTGTAGACCGGGCCCGAACTCATTCCGAAACCCCTCGACGTGAGCCGCCACGGCAGCAGGAATGAGCCCCTCACGTTTCCAGGACCGGACGATCCAGATCTCGGGGGAGCCCGTCCGCGTGGCGGCTACCGTGAAAGCCGTGGCATCGATAAACCCGATATCTACCCCGAGGATATAGCGGAGCCCCTCATCCGGCACGTCCGACATACGGATCCCGTTCAACGTCGAGCTGTACGGATACACCAGCGCGCTCTCATCGCGCACCCATTCGCCGAGATACTCCCGCTGGTAGGTCGCGCTATGTTCATCGAGCCCGTAGGTCTCCATGAACAGCTTCACCTCCGCGGCCGCGTTCGGAATGTGCGGGTTATCGAAAATGGTCCAGTGGTGCGTTGGCCACTGCGGCGACCCGTCGCCCGTGCTGGACTCGTAGAATAACCCCGCGGGTATGGGGCTCGGAGTGCCAGCGAGTAACAACATGCCCGCCTTGTCGATTAGCGCGGGCTCAAACGCATCCGTTACCAGCTCGCGCAAAAACGAGCCGTACTCTTGCGCCTCGTCAATGGCGACACGCTTGTATTTCGAGCCGCGGAATTTGCCGACCTCCGATCCATCCTTACAGCCCGCGAGCCAAACATTGTGCCGCGTGAGTCCGATATGTAGCAGCAGCTGTCCATCAATCTCGCGGAGCTTGAGGCGTAGCTCCGGGTAGCGAGAGACGAAGTGGTCGATCGCTGGTTGCAAGATGCGCCGCGCGTCGCCCTTGCTGCGCGCCACGTAGACACTGAGCCCGCCCGGATCGTCTAGCCCGCCATCGATCAGCCAAGCCATGATCCCATGCGACTTGCCGGCTCGGCGCGAGCAGATAGCGACCCTCCGCCGGCATTTGTCGAGGACAAAAGCCCGCTGTTTGGGGTGCAAGTCGTCCAAAAACTTGCGCCCTTTTTCGATATCGCGGCTGGTCCTTACGCGCTTTTCCAGCTCCCCGCGCAGCTCAGGCGGCAGCCGGCCGAATTGCTCGGGAGTCACGGGTTAGCCGCTCGGGGTGAGCCAAACGAGGTGAGCCAACTCCGAGCCGAAAATGTCCTGGATCATGGCGCGCGGCAGGACCGAGATCTCATACTCGATAATCTCGTGATCCGCGCCGAGCAGCCGCTCACGGCTGAACCCGATCGATCGGCTGTAACCCTGGATACTGCTCGGCTCGGCGCGCAAAACTAGCTCCCCGTCCTCGCGCAAGTCGGCCGTGGTCCGCACGCGCCAGTTCAAGCGCTGGAACACGTTGGCCGCATGGAGCAGTAGGCTATTGCGCGCAGCTCCGAGCGCTAGCCGCTCGCGCTCCTCCCGCTCCTCGTCCGGCTCGGCCCATTCGATCTCGATCGATTCGGGCTCGGCTTCCATCAGTCGGCTCCGAGTTCGCTAAACGGGGTCGCGCTGTCGTTCGCTACCTCCCACGTTGCATAACGGATCATATCGTCCGGATGCCAGTGCTTGGCGCCCGTGTTTTTGGCGATCACCAAGAACCCGCCGTCCATGCGCTCAATGCTGGCGGACTCGAGGTTATACGCCGCTTCCCCGTCCTCCCCCGGCATCTTTAGGGTCAACGCTGTCCATCGCAAACGGGCCCCGGTTAGGGGAGAGACGTTTGGCAAGTTCCCGTCCGGGGTTAGGCTCAGGAGAGACCTCTTGTCCGTCGCTTTCGATTGTGCGGGCATCTGGTTTTTTGCTTTCGAGTAAAGAGAGGCGCTGCACCTCTCGCAGTAGATCCGAGTCGGTCATTTGCTGGTAACGGATCACGACCTCGCTATTTGAGCCGGTGAGCCCGAGCGCGTTCGCTACCGTTTGAGCTGCCGCTAACGCCGAGCGCATATCGGGCCGGCGAACCGTGCGGATGTTGCCCTTCATGTCGACCACCTCCTCGGTCCGCGTTTCACTCGCGATCCCGATTTCGGCAATGCGCTCGAGGATCGCTGCTTTCGCCTCCTCGCCTCCCCATGCCATGCGGAGGAGCCGCGTAGCCTCCCCGGCGTAGTGCATGGCTCGCGAGAGCGGGATATCTAGCCGCGCCGCAAGCTCACGAACGCTACGAAACGGGCGCCACGTCCCTTGCGTGATTTCGAGCGCGATCGATTCGATTATTTTGTCTTTTTGCAAGGCTGAACCTTGCGCGCCTCCGTCGTCCGGGCGCAGCTTGCGCCTCGACCGGGTAGATTTGACGCCCGCCATTACTGCCGCCCCGGCCTCGCTAGGTAGACCCCGCAGAACGCGCCGAGGAATGCCGACACGAAAGTCAGGACGATCGGGATCATTCCGCGGCCTCGTCCTCGACCACGGCTAAGACCTCATCCTCCCGCACGATCCGGAACTCGCCCCGCGAGTCAGCCCAGCGTGTGTCTTTGTTATGGCGCGGCACGCTCACGTCTAGCGAGTAGTCCTGCCCCGCTAGGCGCTCGACCAGCACGACCTCCCCGGGGCGGAGCGTAGTAGGCACTAGCCGCCCGTAGCCGCTGTCCCGGTAGTGGCCGGGCCCGACCGCTACCACCTCAGCCAATACCGTTGCCTCCGGGCGCGCAGTGTCGGGCAGATACAGCAATCCGCCCGCCGTGCGCTTAGGGGCCGGCAGAAAGCGGAGAATCACGTTGTCCTGGGTCGCGCGTAAATCACCCATGCGCGCAATGTAAGGGGGCTGACAAAAAATGTCACGGCAGATCGGACATTGATTGACCGATCGCGCTTGACAGGCGCAAATTACTCAGAAGCGCATGGCCGTTCAGCAAACTAAGTGGCATCGATTCGACAAGGGCTCGGAGATGGCCCGCGAGTTGGTTGCGCTTTGCTCCGCGCTCCAGACCGAGCAAAAGTCCCGCAAGACTCGCTGCCGCGACACTGCGAGCCGCTACGAGATGCGGAGGCTCGGCGGGCTGAACCCCGCGGCGTACTACCGAGCGGGCGCGTATTCTGGTCAGAACTCCGCCCCGCTCACGTGGCCGGAGGAGCGATCGATCGCGAACGCCGCGCACGCGAAGCTAGCCGGCCAGCAAAAGCCCAAGGTCCAATTTGTTACGAGTGACGCGGACTGGTCCACTAAGCGCAAAAGCAAAAAGCTGGATCGGTTTGTCGAGGGGCAATTTATGCAAGCCGTCGGCATCTACGCCGATGTGTGGCAACTCATGTTGCGCGTGTTTCTGGACGCTTGCGTGTTTCCAACGGGCGGAGCGGTCAAGACTTTCGCGGACGATGAGGACGGGCGCGTTAGCTACGAGCGCGTGTTTACCTGGGAGCTGTTTGTTGACCCGCTAGAGGCCCGCTACGGCCAGCCGCGGAACCTTTTTCACGTCTACCCTTACGACCGCGATGAGCTGATCGAACGGTTCCCCGCGCACAAGGACGCGCTCGAACGCTGCGCGGAGTTCGAGGAGGACGGGGAGGCGGAATGGACCGGCTCCCGTCGAGTATCGAACCAGATCAAGATCTGCGAGGCGTGGCGGCTCCCGTTCAGCTCGAGTAAGCCCGGGCGCCACGTCATTGCGATCGAGGATCAAACGCTGGTGGACGAGCCATGGACGCGGAATGAGTTCCCGTTCATCTGGCTTCACTGGTCGAAACACCTCGTCGGCTCGGACGGGACCAGCCTGATCGAGGAGATCAGCAGCATCGCGGACGCGGTGAACGACACCGTTCAGCGGATGCAAGACTCGCATACGCGGACCAGTATGGGCGTGCTGAGCTATGAGGAGGGTTCCGTCCGCGAGGAGGACCTGCGCACCAATGAGGACGGGATCAATTTCCGTTTTGCGCCCGGCAAGACCCCGCCCGTGTATATCGCACCGCTCCCTTTCGGGCCGGCTAACGTCCAATTTCTAAACCTGAACGTCGACAAGATCCATGACGTGTCGGGCGTGAGCGAAATGCTTTCGAGCGGCGACAAGCCCTCGGGGGTTACGGCCGCGGTTGCGATGCGCGCCGTCGAGGATATTCAGTCCAAGCGATTCTCCGTTATCTATCGCGCGTATGAGGAGGCGTTCGTTTCGCTCGCGCGCCAGACGATCGCGTGCGTGCGTGAGCTCGCCGAGGCCGACAAAAATTTTTCGAGCAAATGGAGCGGTAAAGGCTTCATCAAAACGATCAAGTGGTCGGACGTTGACCTCGAAGACGATCGCTACGTGATCCAAATCTACCCGGTCGGGGAGGTCAAAAACACGCCCGCCGATCGCTTGCAATTGATCCAAGAGCTGAACGCGGCCGGCAAGGTGTCGGACGAGGCCTTGCTAGAAACGATCAAGTATCTCGACTCGGCGCGCGAGCTGGAAAGCGTGAGCCGGCAGCGCGAGCTAGTAGAGAGCTACATCGATCAGTGGCTCGATGCGACCCCCGAGGCGGAGCAGGACGGCACGTTTCGTTATCGCCCTCCGATCCCATGGATGCCCTCGCTGCCGGATGCCCTCGTCCAAGTGGCGCAGGCCTATTTGGAGGCGGAGATGGACGAGGTCCCGGACTACAACAAGGATTTTTTCCTGCGCTTTATGCAAGAGCTGGATATGGAGATCCAGCGCAAGGAAGCGCGCGCAGCGGGCAACGCTGCCGGGGCTCCGCCTCCCGTAGCTCCGAGCGGTCAGGATATGGGCGCGGACTCGCTAGCGGGCCCGCCAGGCATGCCTCCGGGGGTCCCCGAGATGCCTATGCCTCCGGGAGCCGCGCCAGTCGCGGCAATGGTGCAATGATGGCGGACGAGAGCGAAAGCGTAGCGAGCGCAGCACCGGCAGCAGCCGAGCCGGCGGGCGGAGGTATCAAGTCCGCCGCCGAGGTGATCGAAAAAGTCCTGGCTGCCGACAAGGCCGCGGACGCTGCCGATCCCAAGCTCGTCAAGGTCAAGGGCAAGGGTGAGCCCGGGCGCAGGATTGAGAAGCTCGAGGCCGCATCGGTTGAGAAAGCAGCAGCCGAGGCTCCGCCCGCCGAGGACGTAGCGGGAGCGCTCGACCGGGCGCGCTACCACCTCCAGCACGGGGACGTGGCCAAAGCCCTCGACGTATTCGGGGACCTAAAAGCGCTCGGGGAGGGCATGCCGGATGCTGTCCGGGAGGCGCTCGGACGCAAGCTCGGGGTCAATAGCGCGCAATGGGAGAAGCTTCGCAAGTTTGAGGCGGGCGCCAAGCGCGCAGTTGCGGCTCGCGAGGCGGAGCTAACCGGTATCGTCCAACGCTTACAGGCCGAGTATGCGCCGCTCCATCAAGCTCGACAGGCTTACGAGGCGGGCGACTATGACGCGGCCTTCACGGCTGCATTTGGCGAGGATGCGGCCGACTACCAGCGGAAGCTCATCGGGCAGCGTATCGGCAAAAACCCCGAGGTCGAAAAGCTACGGGCCGAACTCGAGGCGGAGCGCGCGGAGCGGAAGCAACGGGAGGAGCAGGCAGCCCAAGCTCAGGCGGAGCGCGAGCAGCGCCAGGCTATCCACGATTACCTAAACGATATGCAAGCGCAGCTCCGCGAGAGCGACGATCTACAGGTTCGGAAATTCGCTCACCGGCCCGCTTTTATCCAGCGGATCTATGCTATTCAGAAAGAGAGCTACGACGCGCGCTCAAATACCATCATGCCGCTCTCACACGCGGCGGAGATGGTCCGCGATGAAATCCTCAACTCGCTCCGCGCTTGGAGTGGTGAGGATGAGCCCGGGGCTCCCCCCGTGAATGCTGCCCGGGCCAGTGCACCGCCCGTGAATCCGCCTGCCGCGAAACCGGTAGCGCGAGCGCTCAAGCAGTCGCAAGCCGCTGAGGCCAACGGTAAATCGGCGAAGCTCACATCAGAACAGGTACGCGAGTACCACCAGCGTTTGATGGAGCGGCTACCGGCGGACTAGTTGCCACGCGGCCTCGGGGTTCCCATGGCCAGCACGATTCAAAGTTTTGATGCGTTTCTCAAGGACTATTACACCAAGGACAAGATCGATGATTTGACGAAAAAGGATCGCCCCTTTTTCGGCATGGTCAAGCGTGAGGAGGACCTCGGCGGCGACCAGTATATCCATCCGTTTATTTTCCAAAACCCGCAAGGCTTTGGCGCCACGCTCGCGAAAGCGCAGCAAGGCGCGCAGCAAGGCTCAGGGAACGGCAATATCCAAGGCCGCAAATGGAAGGTCGCCTACGGAGATTACTCGGCCTCCGTCGAAATTGGCGACAAGGTGATCAAGGCCTCCCGCTCGAATGTGGGCGCGTTTCTCCGCGATCAAGAGACTGAAATCAACGGCCTGTACAACGGCTTTGGCGATACGTTTTCGACGTATCTCTACAGCAACGGCGGGCAAGCCCTCGGCTCCGGGACCATTGCGGCCGGCGTTATCACGCTCCAGAACGCGGACGACGTTGTCAATTTCGAGGTCGGTCAGATCCTCGTCCCGTCTATCAGTGACGGCAGCGATCCGGCTCACATCCTGATCGCGGGCGCGGCGCAAGGTTTCGTGGTTGCGGTCAATCGCAATGCCGGGACCGTGACGGTATCGCTCACCTCGGGAGGTGTCCCCGCTACCCCGGCAGCATGGGCCGGCACGATGTTCTTTTTCCGGGACGGCGATTTCGGCGGAGCGGGCGCAACCCGTATTCTGCTCGGACTCGGCGCATGGATCCCGGCCTCCGATCCGAGCGCGGTCGCGTTCGAGAATATCGTCCGGACTACGGACGTAGCGCGTATGTCCGGCATCCGCTTGACCCAAGCGGAGATTAACGGGCTCACGCTAGAACAGCGGCTCAAGCGTCTCGTGACGCGCATGCGCGGCCGTAACTTCGGGCCCGGACCGGACGCGGTATTTCTGAACCCGGAGAAATGGCAGAACGTAGCCGACTCGCTCGAGTCCCGCGGCTACCGCGAGATCGGTAACGATGCGGTTTTCGGCTACGAAAACTTGTCGTTCAAGGCGGGCGGCAAAACGGTCAAGCTCTACGCCGATCCGTTTTGCCCGGTTAACAAAGCGTTCGCGCTCAAGATGGATACCGTCAAGCTCGGCGGTCTCTCCAAAATCCCCGAGGTGGTCAATGGTGACGGCCTCGAAATGCTGCGCAAGGTCGCGAGCAATGACTACGAATACCGCCTGGTAGCTTACCCGGCTTTCGTGGTCGCGGCTCCCGGGTTCTGCGGCACGGTTTCGACGGTCTAAGGAGCCCCATGTCCCTAGTAGCCGGAGAGGTACCGTTTTACGATTTCAAATCAGGTAAGCGCGATCGGCTGCTGCTGCTCGCTCGCGCGACCGTAACCGGGACCGTGGGCGTGGTCGTTCAGCCGCTCACGTGGCAAGACGATCCGGGTATCACGATCGTTCGAGGCGGGACCACTGGTCTCTACCTCGTCACGTTCCCGAAAGGGACCGAGCCGAGCGCGTTCGCTAGCGTGCAAGTCGTATCTGCGGCGGGCGCGGTCAAGGGCGGATACTGGGTCGCGTTCGATCCCGTAGCTGGCACCGGCTCCGTTCAGCTGGTAGACGCGACCGGCACGGCAGCCGATCCGACCACGGGGAACTGGTTTACGATCGCGATTATCCTCTCCATGCGGAAGGATTTCTAGATCGTGGCGGTCGTAGCCAAAAAGCCGCCGATCGATCTCGCCGTCATTATGGGCGGGCCAATGGGTAAAAAGCCCGGCGGCTCGTCCAAGGGCGGAGAGGACGATGAGGAGGAGGACGCGCCCGAATCTCGCCCCATGGGTGAGCACAAGCAGCATGACGAGGGCGACGATTTGCCCGCCGGTTTCGAGGAGGCCTTTAGTGAGGCGTTCCCCGAGGCCGCGGGCGATACGGACCGGATGCAAGCCGTCAAGCGGCTGATCCATTTGTGCGCCGGTAGTTACTAACTCGAGGTGGCAACGTGGCTCGTGAGCGGACTCTGCTGCAAATGCAAACCGATCTGCGCTGGCAAGCGGACCAGCTCGGAGCCACGTTACGCCATGACCCCGCGTCACTCACGCGGGTCATTAATCAATCGATCCAGCGATGGCGCGAATGGGTGAGCGAGCAGGGCTCTCCGCTCTACTTGACTCCACATAGCGGCGTGCTGGTGGTCGGTCCGACCGCGCCCTATGCGTTTGGAGCGATCGATTTTTCGGCATGGCTCCCGACCCCGGTCCATATCTACCAGCTCGAGGTAACAGTCAACGGTCAGATCCTCGACGTCCCCCAAATCCCTTTCGAGCAACGCAACCAATACCAGGGCATTTTCGGACCGACCCCGACCGGCTCGACGCAATCGATCCCTGTGGGGTTCATCCGCTACGGCAATACGCTCGGGATCGTCCCCCCGCCGCAGTCCGCTTACCCGTTTACCGTTTGGTACATGGGGCTCGCTCCGGATCTGGTCCTCGATACGGATAAGTTTGACGGGATCACGGGCTGGGAGGAGTGGCTGACCTGGGATTGCCTCGTCAAAATCATCGTGCGGGACCATGACGCGGGCGCGTACGCGGTAGCGACCGCCGAGCGCGACCGCTTGCAAGCAGATTTCCAGCAACGGCTCCGCCAGGACCGGCCGAGTGTCGCCAAGCGTTACGACCTCCGGGGTATGCGCAACCGGAGAACCATGTTGTGACGTTCAAGCGGGTTAATAGCTTCACGACCGAGGACGCCGCAAAGCTCGCGCGCGAGCTGCCGCAACTCGAGGATAACGTGGCGGCTGAGTTCAGCTCGCTACGGGGCGAGGTTCTGTCACGGCCGCAAGTCGTGAATTTCATCGCCACGCCTACCCGCAATGTGATCGCGATCCTTCCCGATCAGCAGCTCTCCGTAGACACCAGCCAGGCGGAAGCGACCGTGGTTTTTCCCGCGCTCGACGCGCGCAATTTCGGCCGGATCTTCTTTTTGATTAAGCGGAACTCAAGCCCGTTCGATCTCAAAACCGCCTGTCAGGATCCGGCCGTCCTGTGTAACGCGGTCCCGTTCCCGATCCTCATGAGTTCGGGCGCGGTCGTGTTTCTCTGCGACTCCTCGGGGTACTACCGCCGATGAGCGAGCTACTCCCGATCGTGTTTGTGCGCGGCCAAAACGAGGGAATCGATCCGCGCGTCGCCCCGCCCGACGTGCATGCGGTCGCGCGGAATGTTCGATGGCGGAAAGACGGCCGTCCAGCGAAGCGCTACGGGGTCTCTGCCGTCACGACTACGGGACTCGCGACCTACAACGCGCAGCCGGTCAACGCGCTGACAAGCTGGAACCGTACGCCCGTGATTGCGGTCGGCTCGACCGTGCGGCAGCTCGGGGCGGCGGGGTGGAATCTGCCGGCTAGCGGCGTGCTGCTGCCGATCGGAGATATCGCGAAATTCGGACCGGGTGAGCACGACATCATTGCGCGTGACGAGACGGCCGTCCTCGATAATGCCACCAGCGGCAACGCGCAAGGCGTGACGCTTCACGCTTGGCAAACGGGCAGCGGGATCGCGTACGCGGCTAAAGCTCGGGACGGTACGGTGCTGCTCACCCCGCGCGTCATTGCGGGCTTGACCGCGAGTTATCCGCGCTGCGTTTCGACTACCAATTTCGTTTACCTCCTCACTCGAAACGGGACCGATATCCGGATCCTTACTTTCGATCCGATCGCCCTTACGCTCACATTTGGCGGCAGCGCTGGCACGCTGGCCACGGCGACAAGCTCCTTTGATGCGGTCGGCCGGGGCGCGGATTTCGTGATCGCCTTCCAATCGGGCCCGGGCGACCTCACGGTCCGGCTTTTCTCCGCGGTCGCATCCCCGGTCCAGCTCCAAAACCAGACCTCGGTCGGGGCGATTGCTGCGAACACCAAGCTCGGGATCGGTAGCGCGCCCGGAGCTGCGATCTTTGTGCCGGGCGTAGAGCCCCTCGGGGCGGTCAAGTTCATCGTCTACAATACCGGCCTAACCGTTGGCCTCGGCGGAGGGGTGATCGAGGTAGACGCGAACAATAACGCGCAGCCGGGGGTTACGATTATTGATCCGTTGACGGCTGATATCGTTTGGGGCGGTTTCATTACCGCGACCGAGACTAGCTACATGCGCGCGACCCGGGTTGCTTCAACGGCGGTCGGCCCGGGCATTAATGGGATCGGGACGTTCTATGGCGTGTCGCCCGCGTCCAAGCCCTTTGTTGGCCCGGCGTTCACTCCCTCCGGGGTCAACGTGGGTGACGGGCCTTATGTTTGGGTCCATACCAGCAACGCGGACAACGGCAGCCGCAAGTGGGACGCGCAGCGGGGGTATTACCTCATGCGTTACGAGCCATCGGGTAACCCGGTTGTGGGTTGGCTGAGTCGCCATTTGCACGTGCCGGGAGTGCCGCCTAGCGCGACCTCGCATTTTCACCTCTCCGATATCCTCGACCTCGGCGGGGGGTTTGGCTATCTGGTCCCGCTCCTCAATGCGGTTCGGTACGGCAACGGCATCACGCCCGCGCTCGGTTTCGATACCGTCACGTTTCATTCCATTTTTGCAAGCCTCCGCACGGCAGCGCGCGACACGGTAACGACCGGCCGCGTGCTCCAATTTTCGGGCGGCTCATTGTTCGAGTTGAACGGGCAAGCGGAGGAAACGGGTTTCAGCAACTACCCCGTGATCCATTCGATCGCAGGCGGGGGCGGCGGAGGCGGAGGGCTAACCAACGGCTCGCAGTACCTATACCGCGCGGTTTACGAATGGCTCGACCACCAGGGACGGCGACACCGGTCGGCAGCGTCCGCGCCCTATCTGTTCGCTAACGGCGCAAGCAACTCGGCGCAGATCACGATCAAGCCCCTGATCGCAAGCTCGAGGGGTGACAAGAGTATGGGTTTCGTGTCTCCGGTCGGGGTAGTGGTCCACATTTACCGATCGCTAGCGGGCCAGTCCACCTATCACCGGGTAACGCCTAACACGGGCGCACCGGGCGCATGGAACGTAGGCGCAACGATCCTGTATCTCGACTCCATGCCCGACACGGTAGCGGGCGCGCAGGAGTTTATTTATACCGATGGCGGGGTGGCGGATAACACCCTCTGCCCTCCGCACACTTTTTCGACGGTTTGCAACGGTCGGCTGTGGGTCGGAGGGCAGCTAGATCGATGTGTCGTGACGGCTAGCAAATTGCTAGTCGACGGCGAACCGACCCAATTTAGCGACCTCGATCAGTTCAACTCTTTCCTCCCTGAGAAAAACACCGGCATCGCTTCGATCGACGGCGTGGTCGTGCTGTTTGCTCGCGAGCGGATCTATTTTATCAACGGCGACGGACCGAACGATCAGGGTGTGGGCGATTTCGCCCCGCCCTCCGAGCTGCCGACCGACATCGGTTGTACTGACTGGCGCAGCGTGGCGGAGTCTTCGGTCGGGGTGTTCTTTCAGGGCAAGCGCGGGATCTATCTGCTGCCGCGTGGCTTTAACACGCCGCAATTTGTCGGGCTCGAGGTCGAGTCAACGCTTGCCGCCTATCCGATTATCACTAGCGCTACCGTCGTAGCCGTCCCGAGCAATGACGCCGCTACCCTCGGGGAGACCACGGTCCGCTTTGTAGCCTGCGCGAATGAGAGCGGGACCCCTAGTTGCGTTTTGGTCTACGACCTCCGCACGGGCGGCTGGTCCGTAGATGAACTCGCGGACGGGCCCAAGCTCGGCGGGACGTGGCTCGACGCTTTCATTACGGCCCGCACGGCCGCGGGCGTGCTGACCTTGCACTCCGAGTCGGCTGCCGGGACCGGCTACGCTAACTATGCGGGCGCGTTCCTCCCGACCACGCTCGGGACTGGTGACATTCGCCCGTTTGGGATCGCGGGCTATGGCAGCTTTGCCTCGGTCGTGCTGGTCGGGGAGTACCGCGGACCGTGCCAGGTGAGCGTGCAGATCTCGGTCGACGGCGCGGTGTCCGATACCTTTACGTTTCCCGTCACGGGTCCCGATGGCCCGGCGGATAACTCGGTTTACCTGGACGTTACCCCGCGCATCCGCCTCGGAGCTGCGCTGCGCGTGACGTGCGCGGACGCTGGGAATCCGGCAGCGCCAAGCGAGGGTTTCATTATGCAAGGCTTGTTTATTGAGCACGACACGATCGGCAAAACCAAGCGGCTAGCTGCCGCGCGGAGAGCGTGAGCCATGCCAAATCCAGACGGAAGTGAGACACCTCAGGAAAAGCTCCAGCGCGAGGCGGCAGAGCGGCAAGCCCAGCAAGCGGTACAGCGGCAGACGGCCGGTTACACCCCAACTCCGTTTGTTGATCCGGGACTGAACCGCGCGCAGATTAAAGAGGGCGAGCACGGCGGGGCATGGACAAACCTGACCGATGCTAAGACCGCGGCCAACGTGGCGGCGGGCAACGCACTGCCCGGCTCATTCCAAAATTGGGGCGGTCAGGTCAAGCAGGACATTGTCCGAACGAACCTGAGCCGCGCCGAGGCGGACGCGCAGCGGCGGCAAAACTTCGGTTTCGGCTCCGGTAACAATGCCGAGTCCGCCGCCATGATTGGCGAGGCGCAAGGGACGGCTAACAGGTTCTCCGATGCGTTTGGCGGCATGGCTGGCACGGCTGCCGATCGCTCGGCAGCGGCGAACGGGCGCGGTACGTCCATGTTTGCGGGCGATACGAGCCAATATAATAAGGGGCTCGATAACGCGCAGCAGTCGCGCGGGATGCAAACGGGCGCCTATGGGCAGCTGATGGATTTCGCGGGCAAGGGTCCGGGCCCGAGCGCGGCTCAAGCTCAGCTCACGCAAGCGACCGATGCGAATACTCAGAACGCGCTAGCAATGGCCCGCTCCGGTCGCGGCATGGGCGGAGGCCAGGCGGCTATGCGTCAAGCGATCGGGCAGAACGCAGCAACGCAGCAAGGCGCCGCGGGGCAAATGGCGGAACTGCGCGCGAATGAAAACACCGCGTTTCAAAATCAAAAACTGAACGCGCTAAATGCGGCCGGCGGTATCGCGGGTCAAACCGTGGCGGGCGATCAGGCATACGGCAAGCTCGGGCTCGAGGGCGCGCAATACCAGACGGATACCAAGCTCAAGGGAACGCAGCTAAACGACACGACCGCGCAGGCATGGGCGGACCAGCAGAGGGCGGCTACCGCCGATGCGCATGCCGCGGAGCTAGCGGGCCAAACGCAAACGATGAACGTCAACGCGCAAGCGCTCGCGGGTCGCCAGGCGGAGGAGGACGCTATCTATCGCCAAACGGCGCTAGAGCGTGGCGAGACTGCGGCAGCTCAAGCAAACCGCCAAGCCACTACTAACGCGCTCATCGGCGCGGGCGCTAGCACGGCTGCCGCTATCTCGGATGAGCGGGCAAAAACCAATATCAAGCCCTTGAGCGGTATCACTCCGGGCGCTCCGCAATCCCTGAACGGTATCGCGCCCATTTCAATCAAGGCGCCGCTGCCGCCTCCGATCGAGGAGCCCGCTCCGGGCCCGAGCGCGGACGAGCGCAGTAAGGAGCGGGCGGGAGCGATCGGGGGTACGGCCGGCAAGCTCGGAGGCGGAGCGATCGGCGGCTTTGTGGGCGGACCGATCGGCGCGTTCGCGGGCTCAGCTATCGGCGGGCTCGCGGGCAAGGCGCTCGGGAAAGTCTTTTCCGATGTGCGCAGCAAATCCAATGTCGAGCCGCTCAGTAAGCGCAAGCCGGCTAGCGGCGCGTATGGTGACCTGGAAGCGATCGCGGAGAAGTATGGAGCCGCGGGCGTGGCGACTAGCCCCGGGGCGGTCGAGCGCTACGCGGGCACGCCAGCCGATCGGGGACCGGAAGTATCTGCGCTCCCGCCTGAGAAGCAAAAGGGCTTCGATGCTTGGCTCAAGCGCAACAATGTGACCGACCTAGACCACCCCGACAGTCACTATGATTACCGCGGCGCATACCTAGCGGGTGAGGGGCGCGGGCCTGGCGCAAGCGGTCACTTTACCGATCGTTTCAAGCAGCACGGTCACGAGACTTTTTCTACTCAGTCGCAATACTCCAAGGGCGGCAAAGATGGCGGGGACTGGGTAGACGATACCTATCTCCCCGAGGCCGCGCAGGACCGGGCGAGCAAGGTAGCGGGCCGCTACGCGCGCGGAGGCACTAACCAAATCTTGAGCGAGGGCGATGCTCTGCTCGCGGACTCGGCGCGCGCTTCTCCGCCATCCGCCTACGACTACAAAAACCCGGAAGCGCCCGGAGCGAAACCCGGGCGGCAAGTCGGACCCATGGCGCAAGACTTGGCGGCTCACCCCGTCACGCGCGGAGTGGTGGATCGGGATCCGGCTACGGGCTTGCTCCAAGTCGACGGCGCGCGTGCGGCTACGGTCGGGCTCGCGCAAAACCATTCGCAGCAAAACCAACTCGACGATTTGAACGACCAGATCGCCAAGCTCGAGGGCATGCTCAAGCGCAAGCCAGGCGACTCGAGGACCACTGATTTCAAGCGCGACCAGCGCGCAGGCGGGCTCTTGTAATGGCGGGCGAGGAGAACCCCGTTGTTAAGGTCGAGCCTATCCCCGATCAGCCTGGCGCTCGCTTGCTGCATTTCGCGGACGGCAAGCCGCCGATCGTTGCGCTCGAGGAGGTAGCTCGCCCGCATGAGGAGCGGCTCGCGCATGAGGCAGAGTCGCCCGTTATTCGCGGGATCAAAAACTTTCTCCAGCCGCCGATCGCTGGCGACTCGCCCATGGCGGAGCGGCGTAGGCAATGGCAACGCGAGCGGCTAGGCGATGAGGCTCCGCCCGCTGTCGTCTCAATTTCCGATCAGGTCAGCAATGCTCCGCCTCCCGCCGAGCCTCCGCCCGCAGCTGCCCCGGCTCCCGCAAGCGAGGGCGCAGCTCCGCCTCCCGCTGCCGGCTCCCCTCCCGCTCCCGCCCCGGCGGCAGCTCCGCTCACGACCGACCAGCTAGCGGCGCAGGCCGAAGATGCTGAGCGCCGAGCAGCGATCGGACGCTTGCAGAATGGTGTGTGGGATCCGGGTAGCGCGGGACGTAAGGCCGGCTTTACCCCGAGCGCGCAGCGGACCACTACGGAGCACGGTCCCGCGTATGACGAGGCCGCGGAGGCGAAGCGGCAAGAGCTAGGCGCGGCCGTCCTCGCAGCTCAGCAGGCTAAAGCGGAGTCCGATAAGGCTACGTTTGACGAGGCCGCGAAATCGGCAGCGCTCCGCAATTTGGAAGCCACGCAAGACGCGGCGCGCATCCGCGCCGGTATGCTGGAAAAGGAGGCAAATCACCAGCGGCAAGAGGCCTCAATGCAAAAGGACCTAGCCGACTATTCCGAGGCGGAGAAGCCAGACCCGCGCAAATACTGGTCGACACCGGGCGGGGCATTTTCCGGGATGCTGTCCGCCATCGCTCAGGGTCTCGGCGCGTTCGCGGCTATCCGCTCGGGGACCGAGAATTTTGCGCTCAAGATTGCGCAAGAAAAAATGCGCATGGAGATGGCGGCTCAAGAGAAGGCTTACGACAACGGCCGGGGCGATCGAAAGAACGCGCTTGCGCGGATGGTCGAGCATTACAACGGAGATATGGATCTAGCGCGCCTCGGCCTGCGCGAGGCATTGGCCAAGACCGCACAAACCGAAACCGAGCGATTTGCAGCTCAGTCACGTTCAAAGGATGTGATGAACCAAGCCAAGATCCTGACCGCGCAATTCGCTCAGGATGGCATGGAGGCGCAGCAAGCTCGCAAGGATTTGGCCGCGGGCAAGGTAACGACCACGCAGGACGAGCGCTATCAGCAAGCCGTTGCTGCTCGGGCCCCCGGCTACCATGCTCAGACGCAAGCTCAGCGCGATGCGGACCTAAAGCGCGCAGGCCCAAAGAAAGCGACTGATTCGAATTTTGAGGCGAACCGGCTCAAGTACGGGGAGAAGAAAGAGGCCGAGGCTCCGGCTCGCGCAGGCCTCGCCAAGATCGCGGGAGCCATCGGCGCGGTATGGGATCAGGAGACCGGCAAATGGGTCATGCCGAAAGGTAAAGAGGTTAGCATTCCGGGGCATGGCTCCGGATCGTGGAAGCCTAACGCATTGACGGCGCAGCGGGGGGTGGACTTCCGCAACGATATGGCCGGCGTGGTTTTGGATACCGGCAAAATGATTAGTGGCACCGATGTGCCTGAGTCCACCCTCAAGCACATCGAGGGTATGTCAGGATCGAGTGGGTCGGACGCGGACGTTTTGCCGGGCCTGAATCGCTTACAGGAGAAAATCGACTCTGCCGCACGCGAGCGTGACGCAACCTATGGGACCGATGTTGTCGAGGCTCATGAGGCGTCAAAGCGGGAAGTGGTCGCCCGTAACAAAGCCAAGCCGGCTAACGCTCGGGAGACCCCGGTCAAGTGAGCGAGCCCACCCTAGTCAAGGATGGCAAGGCGTACATCCGCGATCGGGAGGACCACCTCTATACGGTCGACAGTCCCGAAATCGCGAGCGCCAAGATCGCGGAGGGCGATCGCTTCCCCGTCACTCAAGCGCATCTGGACGAGTTCGAGAAAAAGAAGAAAGCGGAGGGGCTCGGCGCGCAGATTAAGACCGGGCTCGAGTCCGCGGCCGCAAGCGCGATTGATGCCGTGCAAGCTCCGATCGCAGCTCCGATCCGACTCGGGGCGGCAGCGCTCGGCTACGAGGGGGACCCGCTCGAAAATATCCATGGTCGCGCCACGGTCGAAAATGCGGCTACTCTATTTGGCGATCTCAAGGAAAGCCTAGGGCTCAGCAAGCGCACGGGCGAAAGCTACGGGCGAGAGTATGCGGAGAACGCTCGAGGGCGAGCCGAGGCAAACCCCGGAACCTCGCTTGCTGGTAACGTAGGCGGGGCGCTCGCTGCCGCTGCTCTCACGGGCGGAGCGGGCCTGGCGGGCGTAGCGGGTCTCGCTGGCAAGGGAGCCGCGACTGCGCTCGGGGAGGGCGCGGCAGCTCGGGCAGCGGGAGCACTCACGGCCGGGGCGCTCGAGGGAGCCGCCTACGGGCAAGCTCAGGCGGGCGAGGAGGCTTATCTCCAAAACATCCCCCTCAGTGCGGAGAAGTTGATCGCTAGTATGGGTTGGGGCGCAGTGCTTGGCGGCGGGGTTTCGCTCGCTGCGCATGGCGCGGGCTCGCTTCTCCGCCGAGGCTCGAGGGGAGCGACCCCGATCGATTCTCCCCGCCTGGCAGCCGTCGAGGGCGCGGAGGAGCGCGCAGCGGTCGAGGCCGGGACAGACGCGGGCGAGGCTGCCGGGCGCAGCGCGCCGCTAGATGCGGGCGACTGGTCCAAGGTCAAGCCGGCGAACGATGTAGCGGCGGAGGGAGCGGAGCGCGCTGCCGTGCCTCCGGGCGAGCCGGTAGCAGCGGGCGAGGCGGCAGCGCCTAAGCCCGCCCCGGAGCCCATGCCGACCCCTCCGGGCGCGGAGGCGGGGGCATTGCCTCCGGGCGAGCCGGTGACTCCTCCTCCTCCGCCGATCGAGGGAGTGACGGAGGCGGCAGCGGCTAAGGCGAAACCCGGGCCCGCTCGCGAATGGGCGAGCGATATAGCGGGCAAAGCGCTCGGGAAGGAGAACGCGGACCTATTCGAGAAAGTCCTAGCGGGCGACACGCGCGGGGCGCTCGGGGTGGTTAGCAAGGTAGCCAAGCACTACGGTAGCGAAATCGCGGGGGGTGCGATCGGTGGGCTCCTCGGCGGACCCCTCGGCGCTATCGCGGGCGGGCTCGCGGGCAAGGTCGCGGAGCACAAGGTCGCGGCCGTCATGGCGACGCTAACGGAGCGGCTAGCGGCTAGCCTCGACGGCAAGATCGATCAGGGCCTCGGCGCATTCTTTCGCGAGTCGACGGCGCGCGCTCAGGCTGCCGCGACTGGGATCGGTAAGGTCGCTCCCGTGCCGCTGAAGCGCATCGCCACCCCGAGCGCGGTAGACGCATTCCAGGGCAAGTCGCCCGACTTGCAAGACGCCTATCAGAAGCGCGTGGCGCAACTAACGGACGCTACGCGCGAACTCGGCGCGGGCGCTCGCGCTGCTACCCTAACAGCCATGGGCGGAGCCGCGGATACGCTGCCGCGCCTTACCGCTGCCGCTGCCGTGACGGCTACCAAGGGCGCGCAGTACCTCGAATCGCAGCTCCCGAGCGGGACGAAAGCTCCGACGATGTTTCAGCCGAGCCGGACCTATACGCCTAGCGATTTGCAGATCCGCGAGTTCGCTCAGAAGTGGTCGGCCGTTGCAAATCCGCTATCCGTTATTGATGATCTGCGCCGCGGGACCGTGACGCATGCGCAGATCGATGCGCTTAAAAATGTCTATCCCGAGCTATACTCGGAGGTCAGGATCAAGGCGCTCGATAAGGTCCGTCAAGTGGACGAGAGCGGCGACCGCATGCCGCTAAACGACCGGCTTACGCTGGATCTATTTCTCGACCTCGGCGGAGCTGGTGAGCCGACCCTAGCCCCGGGGTTCATCGATCGCATGGCCAGCGTGCAAGCAGCCGAGGCGAAGCGCGTAGCCGAGGGGACCCCGGGCCATTCGGGCGCGGGCTTGGAGAAGATCGGCAAGTCTCGCGCGAGCAGTGTGCAAGCGACCCTAGGACAAGGATAGACCCATGACCCTACGAGTAACTAATCTCGAATCAGCAAGCGCTGTCCGCGTGGCTTGGACCTCCGCGCCGGCAGCCTACGACATCCCAGCAAACGATCCCTTTCGGCTCGCGGAGCCGGGGCTAGCTAACCCGGGAGAGGGGCGACCGTGCCGGCGCATCAAGTGCCAAGGGGCGGGCAATCTGGTCCTGACCGGCCTCGACGGTGTAGTGGTGACGCTGCCGGTCCTGGCTGGTGACACGATCGATGTTCAAGCGATCGCCCTCGGGGCCGCGTCTACCGCGCAAGGCGTGCTGGTGTTTTGGTAATGATCCGCCTCGCAGGCTTGGACGAAATGCCGGGCGGCTCGCCCGAGCGGGAGCGCGTGCGGCGCTATCGGCGCGAGCGCAGGCCCGCGCATCGGCGCGCTATGTGGATCGGCGGCGGGAGCATTTCGATCCCGGGCGATCCGTTCAAGGCGGGCGCGGGCGGGCCTCCGCCGTTTAGCGGCAATTGGGCGGACCTATTCCCTGGCGCGTTTCAGGTCGTCCAGTCTGACAAGGGGATCGAGTATGGCGCGGTCATGCGCGCGGACGCTGGGAATACGTCGTCCGTTGCGTTTGCGCTAACCGGTGCATCACCCGCGGTTGCCGTGCCGATCTGGATCCGTATCACGGCGCCCGGCGTAGGCAACGTCTACTATGACGGGCTAGGCATCACGCCCGCGATGGCCGGAGTAACGATCGTCGATAGCGTCAACATCGTGCTCACTGGCGCGGGGGCGGGCATGGCCATCACCCCGGGTGTGGGCTCGCAAGCGCCGGGCGATACTTGGCGGGCGACTTGCTCATTGCAAGCCGATCAATCGGGCAATGGAAAAAACGCTACTCAGGTGACACCCGCCAATCAACCGTTGGTCGCTATGGGCCCCAACGGGGTCGCGTGTCTATCGGGTGCGGCCACTGGGGACGGTTACCTGCGGACTAACGCGCTTAACCTTCCGTCGCCCGATGTCACGCCGTATTGGGTTTTCTTAGTTTTGCGGATCGATGTCTATGGGAGCGCCTTGCCGGTTATGGGAAACTTTGATTTCGCATTAACAAACCAACTGTACCCGTCCAATGTAACGGGACTGACGCAGCGGCATCAGTTCAACGTGTCCAACCCCGGAGCGGGGATAGCCGAGGGCAGTTGGTTTATTGTTGAGATCAAGCGCTCGAATAGCGCCGCGGATCCGTTCAAGGTCGGCGGATCCTTGGTGACAGGAAACGCGGGGGTCGGCGCGGTAGCAACCGAGTGCATGTTTCAATCACCCGGCTCCGGCTATGGCTCCCTCGCCTCCATGCTGGCCAAGGTCTACACCCCGAACGCTCCCGATTGGCCAGCGATACGAGCGGCGGTAACTGCGAAGTACGGACCCGTGGTCGCGGTATGAGCTGCCGCCTCCTGCTCGCTGGCATCATGACGGCAGCTCTAGCGGGCTGCTCGGTCGCTATCGCGTATTGCGTGAGCGATGGCCGGCGGGCGGAGGCGGCAGCAAGGGCGCGTCCGTTTGGGGGATCCGAGGCGGGTGCACCCCCATAATCCGGAGCCCTTCTAGCTCCCCCTGAGCCTTGCCTAGCTCGTAGCTCAGCCGGCAGATCTCGCGCAGTAGGCGCGCGCAGTGCGGGCAATGGGTCGCCCCGGGCGGAGGTGGATCTTCTAGCGTCCCCGACTCCGCGCAGGATGAGCAGCGCGGATCGTGGTCGGGGGAATCGAAAGGCTTACCGCATCCGGGGCAGAGGGTGTCCATGCGCCGAGGCTAGCGCGGAAAGTCCTCGGGATCCTCATCCCGGAAAGCGTCGAGGACGGGATCGGGCTTGAGCTGATTTTCAAGCTTGGTAACTTGGCGATCGCAACGTTGCCAAGCCTTGCCGAGGTGAGCGTATGACGTAGCCGTCAGCTCGTTTGCCTCGCGGGCCCGCTGGATATCGCGAGCGAGCGGCGACTGCTTGGCTTTGGTCCCGAGCAGAGCACGCAAGGTCAAGGCTCCCCCGTAGTCGTTCACCATAGGGATCGAGTTCTCGATCGCGATTAGCGACTCTAGCAAGCGCTCGAAGATCTCCGGGTCCGGCGGGGTGGTCGGCTCGCCCGGATCGTCGTCGTTACCGTGAGCCGTGATCGGCCTGCGTTGCGGTTCGCTCGGGGGATCGGGCGGCAGCTCGCGGATCGATTCCACGCGCGCGGTTACCATCGGGCGCGGCTGGTCGTTCGTGGCCTGCTCCATCTCGGTATCGGTATACAAGCCGCCGCAGTCCTCGGGGAAAGCCTTGCGCAGCGCTTGCGCCTCGGCGCATTTCGCGAGCTGATTCATGGGCATATCCAGCCAGAATTTCGTCGGCTGCCCGGCTTGCGTGGTCTGCACATACTCGCGCCAATAGACGAGGCCGACCGCCGGCCGATCCCAGTCCTTGCGGTAGACGCGGACCTTAGACCATTCCGGAAATCCCTTGCCATTGAGCGGGCCGAACTCCGGCTCGTCTTGCCCGTTGTAGCGCCCCGTACGCTGCGCAACAGCCCTCATGCCATCGATCGAGATCTGCGCTGCCCACACGTAGCGGCTCTTTTGGTTATCCCAGCGCTTGACGAAATGGATCTGGCGGAGCAAGGGATTTAGGCGGCGCTCTTTCGCGATCTCCATCAGTACCGCGAACTCCTCCGGGCTCGCCCCGCTCGCATATTGGTCGCGGATCATCCGCTCTTGCTCCGCCGTGAAACGGAGCGGCGCGTCCGCGAGCGTGAGCCCTCCGCGTTGCGGCACGACCGCGAGCGCGGTGCCCCGGTCGTTCATCACTAGGCTAGCTTCTAACTGTTTTTCGAGCGTGGTCATTTGTTGATCGCAATCCCCGGCAGATCCGCCGGCAAGTAGTCGGTCTCGCCGTCCGCGAGCATCACGGTCCATGTGTGCCCGCACGCGCGGCAGCGTGCGAGCCGTTGGCCGGCGAGGAGGACAAACACATAGGCACCATGGCCGCAGTGACGGGCGCCCGCTTTTGCCAGGCCCGGGCGGTTCGCGCGCTCGGCAAGCTCCAGAGCAAGCTCAGCCAGGAAAGCGCGTTCCCCGGCCTCCGCTTCCAAATCGGCAAGCTCCTCGGCCAGCTCGTTAGAGCCGCCATCGCGGGTCTGGTCCCAGGGCATCGTTTCAAACATGGTTTTCTCCAGTATGATGCGCGGATATCTGCGCGCCAGGCATTTCGCTAGCGATCGCGCGTGCGGCCTCCCTGAGCTGGATCGCTAGGGTGAGGAGGGATGCCAGCGTTTCGCGCTTTCGGTCGCCCTGTTCAGCCCAATAGACGGCATTTCCTAGCTGGATCCGGGCCTGACCGAGCAGCAACAAGGGGTCGGGGTGCGCCATTGCCTAGTATTGTACGCTTTGCTAGGAATGTAGGCAATGCTATTTCCGAGGTAGCATTGTCAGGGAAACGCTTGACGCTCGACCGTTGCATTATGGCAAGAAAATAATCCGCCACGGGATCGAAACCGTATGGACTCCCGTAGCCGACCGTGACGTTATTGCCCGATGCTGGGGCTCATCGTCGGAGGCACGCTTTCATTGTATCGGATCGGGACACATGGACCGGAGCCGTTCGCCACGGTCCACGGGGACGCGGACGCTATCGCGCTCGCTTTCGAGACGGCGAGCGCAGTCGAGGCGCTAGCGCTGGCCTGCGGCGGCTGGTCCGAGTCGGAGCGACTCGCCGTAAATGCGCATAAACCAGGCAATTCGCGGCAGGTCTCGCCCGAAATCCTCGACCAGAATACGCTCTATAGCGGCCTCGGAGAGCTGCAAATTGCGCGCGCTCTCGACTGCCCAGGCCCGGTTCGGGTAGATATCGAGCGCGGGCGGCGGGGCAAGCTCCCCGGTAATAGCGGTCACCGGTAGGCCGAGGGCGCGGGCGATCTTGGCGGCGGTCACCATAGACAGGGACGCATCCGGATCGGCGGCTAATCGGCGCCGTAGATTCTCGGGGTAGCTCCGGGAGAGCCCGCACCCCTTAGGGCTCCAGAACTCCGTGGCGGTTCGGTAGCGGCCGTCCTCGATGGCCTCCCGAACCAGCCGATCGATCCGGGCTGCAATTGTTTCTCGCTTCGCTATCACGGCCGATAGGTCATAGCACGACACCTAGAAAAGTTAGCACCCAATGTAGGTGTGTCGTTTTGAGACTTGCCGAGTAATCTAGCAGGGTGTAGTTTACTCGTCAAATGCTGACATTCTCCGAGCGGCTCCAAATCGCCAGGAAACGGCGCGGGTTATCCCAGCGCGAGCTAGCGAATTTGGCCGGGGTTTCTAATTGCTACGTGGGATTGATGGAGCGGATCGGGACCCCGACCGGTTCGATCAAAGCCCCGACTTTGCGCTCGGTCGAAAAGCTAGCGCTTGCGCTCGGGGTGGCGGCTGAATGGCTCGCGTTCGGAGCCGGGCGCGCGCCATCGTGGCGTGAGTTGCGGCCGACCAATGACGCAAGCAAGGGCGCAGCGTGAGCCCCTCAAACCGTGTCGGCTGGATCACGCTCGCGTTTCTCGCGGCGCTCGGTTTCGTCCTCGGGGTGTGCTCTCGCGCGCATGCGGATTACTCCCACTTGGCCGAGCGCGTTACCGCCCTCGTACCTCGGCTCGGCTCGCGCTCGGCGGAGCTGGTCGAGCCTATCGAGTCCGGTAACGCGCTCGCTCAAGCGTGCTCACAGGATCGCGATTGCGTGGCGCGGCTGCTCACGATGGCGGTGATGGAGTCCGCGCTATCGGCTGCCGTGGCTCGCTCCGAATACAAGGCGCATGAGGGCGACGCATACACCGATCGGGACGGGGTGCGGCAGCATCGCGCATGGGGCACCTATCAGCAGCACCGGAACCAGCTGAACGCGGACGTATGGGGAGACCCCGATCCGCTGGTGCAAGCTCGGGCAGCGCGCGCGCGGCAGCTCGGGGCGCTCGCGGAGTGTCGAGCATTTCGATCGGTGGATCCCGAGGTCGGAATGTGGCGCGTTTTAGCCGGCCGCGGCTGCTTATCTCCTTACTCAGGAGAGGGCGCGCGCGTGGCGTTACTGGCCAAGATCAGGAGGCTGCTGTGATGGAGGAGGTAAGCCAAACCGTGCGCAAGGATTTGAACGGCGGGGCGCTCGAGGTCGCGCTGATTATCTACACCGGCACGTCGGGCCTCAAGGTGAGCGCTCTCCTGCGCGAGCAGGCCGAGGCATTACGGGAGCTGGCAACGGCTTTGGAGCGGGGCGCGGCTGCTAATCTCTCGGGTCCGGTCGAGGAGCGTAACTAATGCGCCAGGCGGACGGCAAGATTTGCATGGCCAAGCTCGCGGCCATTGATCACGATCTCGCAGAGCTGGACGCGCAGCGTGCGCAGCTCGGGGCGAAGCGTGCCGCGATTTGGGCGGAGCTAGCCGAGGGTGAGGTGGTAGACCTCCGGACCTTGCAGAAACACAAGACCCCGCACCGGCCGACGCTTGGCCCGGTGAGCGCCGAGGCCCGCGCCGAAGCTCGGTCCTATTTGCAACGTGATGAACTGAACAGGAGAATTAAATATGGCCAAAAATGAACAGGGCTCAGGGACGATCCGCACGATCAAGGATCGTGCGACCGGGGCGATCCTCGGCTACCAAGCCTTGCTGCCCCGCGAACTCAGCAAAGCGCCTCCGGGGTGCAAGAACCCGAAGACCTACCAGCAAGCGCTCAAGAAGCGTTTCGAGTCGGAGCCGGCAGCGCGCGAGTTTTTGACCGCCGTGATCAAGGAGAAGCTCGACCCTAAAAACATCGTGCACGGGCTCCCGCTCGCTCACTACGTCCAGGACGAGATCCGCGAGCGCTACGAGGCGGCGGTCCTGAAATACGAGGTCCCGTCACGGGCGAACATTCACGTATCCGCGTGGCGCAGCATCGATCGCCTATGGCTCAGCCAAGCTCCGTTCTATCAGTGGACCCCGAGCCAGATCGATGTGCCAGCGCTCAAGGCTTGGTTTAAAGAGGTCCGGAGCACCGGCAAGAACAGCAAGACAGGCCGGCGGCTAAGCGCCTCATTCATTGGCAATATTGGGCAGCTGGTCAAGGCCGCGCTCGACCAGGCGGAGATCGCACCTAACCCGATGGCCTCGGTCAAGCTCCCGAAAAAGGATCCGGTGCGGGTCAAATTTCTCACGCTGCCCGAGCAGCTACGCTTCTACCAGTCGCCCCAAATCGAGGAGCGCGATCGGTTGATGAACGGATGCGGCATGGGCTCCGGGCTCCGGATCGGGGAGCTGCTCGGGCTCGAGGAGCCCGACCTTCACATGGACGCGCACGACCCGCACCTCATCGTCCGCTATGGCGGAGACGACCACGCCCCGCCGAAAGGGCATACAGAGGCAAAGTCCGAGTTCCGCCGTGTCGAATTGTTCGAGCCCGGGCTAGGCTTTTTCCGCGCATGGATGCAGCGCTTCTACCGGGGCGGGGTCCGCGTATTCGAGGGGCCGCGGGGCGGCTACATGAACGACTGGGATCGGCGCTACACGACCGCCGAGGGAGAGGGCGAGGATGCTATCCCCTCATGGTCCGAGATCATGGGGCGGCGGGTTACGAGTCACATTGTGATGCGCCATACCTACGCGGTCGCCATGCTCTCCGGTTCATGGGGTTACGATCCGCAGTCGCTAGAATTTATTCAGCAGCAGCTCCGCCACGCCGATCTCGGGGTAACGCAGCGCTACTACGGGGGGTATGAGAACGGCGCTCAGGCGAGACAGGTTCGCCATTTCACCGGACGTGAGCCGCGCAAGAAAGCAGCGGGTCACGTGACGGCTGCTGCCCTCTTGGGGGTTACTGCCCCTGATGTGTCGTTTGATGCGTCACCCCTCAAATCCCTCGCCAAAACTGAATATGCGTTAGATGAACGGCATCTAGATTTTAGCCGGTTTCCCGCTGGGAAATTGGGGTCAAGTGATGCGTCGACACATCAAGCTCTAGCTGCCCTGGCTGCCGAGGTTGGGAGGGCGATCCAGGAATGCGACCCGCTCGCGCTGCCGAGGGCGCTCGACTTGGCGCGCGCAGTCTTACGAGACCTGAGTACACCGCTCGGGACAACCGAAATCGCCGAGGCTCGTAGCGAGGCGGGGGCATAGTGGGCAAGCTCCTCCGGTTCCCGGTACGCCCGGGGCTCGCGCGCTGCGCGGCTCCGCCTGAGTTACCCACGCTCCGGGGGTTTGTTCTCCAAGCCTACCCCGGGGCGGTCGTGATGCTCGCTCCGGGGCTCGAGTATTGGCTGAGCCCCAAGCAAGCTCGGGACATTGCCGGCGACCTCGCCCGGATGGCGGACCTAGCCGATCGGGGGGTCCGGTGATTGACCTATCCCTATTTGGCTCAAGTCGCGGCCACACCCCTACGCGCGCGGCCGGTTGGCGCCCGGAGGTGGATCGGATCGTGATGGCGGTAGCGGAACTGTTCGGGCTCCGCGCTGCCGATATCCTGGCTTTGGGCCGGAGCAAGTCCATCGCGGAGGCCCGGCTGGTGGCCTATTACGTCGCGCGCCATTGCACGCGGCTGAGCTACCCGGAGCTAGGGCGGGCGCTCTTGCGGGACCACTCAAGCGTGGTCGCGGGGGTCAAGCGCATGACCTCACTGCGCGAGCGGGACCACTACCTCGGCGGGGTTGTGGACAGTTTGCTGGAGCGATTTGGCGAGGTGGATCGAACGGAGGGCGACCAGTGAAAATCACGATCGTGCACTTAGGCGGGACGGAGAAGATCTGCGAGTTCGACGATTTCGATCCGCCTCGGCCATGGGTGAAATTGCGTTACCCGTGCGGCGGGGGTGTGTGGGCGTTCGCGCTCGCTCACGGCGGGATCGAGGCCAAGCGGGCGACCTTGCCCGAGTGGCGGATCACGGATGCGGATCTCGCCACGCTGCGCGCCATGGCGCGGGAGGCCGGGATCCATTTTGCAACGGTCCCGTTTGCTCGGGGGCAAGCGCGCAGGCCGGTCAAGCCACGGAAACCGCCACCCCAAAAGCAATTGGAGCTGTTCAAATGAGCTGGATCGAGTTGGACGACGGGATCCTCGACCATCCGAAATTCATTCGGGCTATCAAGCTCGGGGGCAGCGAGGCCTTGCACCTTTGGCTCGCGCTCCGGGTCTACTGCGCCAAGCATCTAACGGACGGCAGCGTGCCGCGGGATATGTTGGCGGAGGTCCGCGGGCCGCAGAACCAAGCCAAGCGGGAGCGGGCGCTTGACGCTTTACTAACGGTCGGCCTGCTCGAGGAGGACGGGGAGAGCGGCTACCGGCTACACGACTTTTTGCAGTGGTCGAAATCGCGGGCTGAGATCCTCGCGGCTCGGCAGCGTAACGCCGCTCGGCAAGATCGGTTCCGCGTTACGCATGCGGAGAACGGCAGCGTTAGTAACGGCGTTACTACAGCGTTAGTCACGGCGTCAGTAACGCTGCCCTCTCCTCTCCTCTCCTCTCCCGATCCTCTCCGATCACAGATCCCCCTGACTCCTTCGGAGTCCGCCCCCCCGGGGGCTGATCTAGCCAGAGCGGATTTGGATTCGTTTGCTCCGGATCCCCCGAAAGAGCGCAAAAAGAGGGAGAAAAGGCCAACAAGGGCGGAGAAATGGGTACGATTCCCCGTCGAGTTCGAGCCGGACGAGTCACACCGGCGCCTAGCTAGCTCGCTCGGGCTGAATTTAGCCGCGCAATTGGCGCTAATCCGGGACCATGAGTTCACAAAACCGAAGTCGGATCCGGCCGCTACCTTGCGCAATTGGCTCCGAAACGCGGTGAAATTTGGCTCCGGGCCATCCGTCGGGGCGGGCTCGAGGCGCCCATTCCGGCCCGATGGCGTGACGGAAATGGCTGAAATGAACGCGGCGCATGATGCTCGGCGGTCGCTGTCCGAGGTCGAGTGGATGCTGCGCAAGGTGCGGGCCGAAGATGCAAAGCGAGCCGCCAATGGGTAACCCGGCGCTTTTCCGGCCTGAGGAGTTCGATCCGAGCGCGTTTGGTGACGAAACCGAGCCGGATTTGAATGATTTGCATAACGCCGATCACCTCCGCGAGGAGCAGGACCGGGCGCAGGCTGCCGTGCACTACGCGCTAGCCCAATTTTGGCGCAATCTGGCGGAGCGCGAGCAAGAAATGGGGCGGAAGTACACGCGCCCAGAACGGGAGGCGCACGAGAACCGCTTCCGTGGCCGGCTGCTTGACCGCTACGGCTACAGCGCTCCGACCGCCGGATGGCTTGCCCGCAAGTCCGAATGGGACTCGCGCCATGGAGGCGGCTAGTGGCCCGCACCGGTCGCCCTCGGGGCAAGGCCGCGCGGGAGGAGACCCGGACGTGCTTGGGGTGCGGCCGCACCATGCCCCTAGCGCTGCACTATTTCGCGCACCATTCGAGCTGCCGCGGCGGGTTCCACGCCCGCTGCCGAGAGTGTGTTCTGCTCGGGAAGAAAGCGGATAGGGGCGACTGGGAGGAGTCCTGGCCCGTCCAATGGTGGGAGGCCCGGGCGGTCCGCCAAGCAATGGCCCGTCCCGCGCTCAAAACGGGGCAGCGTTGCGAGGTTTGCTGTGGGCTGAGCCATCGGCGCCCGGAGAGCGGCTGCCCTCGCTGTAGCGCTCCCTACGCGCCGCTACCGCCATTGGAGCTGGTGACTCACCGGAGCTACGAGCCGGCGGTCGCGGTATGAGGCCCGAGCGGCTCAGCATGCGCAAGCAGGTCCGCGTCGAGGCGGCTCGGAAGGCCGAGGTCCGCGCTCCGCTCGGGCGGCTGCTCTTGCCGGATGAGCGGGAGGCGCTCCCATTCTTGGAGCGGGCGTGCACTAGCAAGCTCCCGTTTCGCTCCAAGGCAAGCGCGGTCAAGTGGCTCCGCTTGCACCCTCGGAGCGGGAGCATGAGTAAGACCGTGCCTTACCTCTGCCCACACTGCGGCAGCTGGCACACGACCAAGGCCCGGCCGTGAGAGCGGAGCGGCACGGTCCGAGCGAGCAAGGCCTAACCAACGTGGGGTTCTGTTGCGGCGCGGAGGCGGACGAGTTCTTAGGCGCGCATCACCCGGCTTGCCCCTACCAGCATGCGTGCGACTGCTCGCCCAAGCATAGCAGCCTGCCGGATTGCCATCGCTGCCAGTGCACGGCTTGCTGGTTCGAGCGGGCGGCATGGGAAGAGCGGATCAGGCGGAAGCATGCCCCTTGAAATTGTGGGGATAGCTCGCCCCGGGGGTAAGTACCACGCGGCAGCTTGGCTGGTCCGGTGCACAAACTGTGGATAAGAGTATGCCCGCACGGGCTCACGCTCATCAGTGCGGCGTGCGCGCTGGTGTGCGGACTGCGGCTACCGGGCTCGAGGGAAGCGGAGCGGCTAGTGGCTGAAACGCAGCTCTCTCGCAGTATTCAGAAGGAGCTAACCAAGCTCGGGATCTGGTGGATCCGTATCCAGAGCGGGACGCATCGCGTCCGGGGCGGGATGCTCCACTGCGCGGAGCCCGGCACCCCGGATCTCTGCCTCCCCGCGCTCGGCTGGCTTGAGATCAAGCTCCCAGGCAGCGAGCCATCTAGCGTTCAGCTGAGCTGGCACTCCCGAGCTGTTCGAGAGGGGCTGCGCGTGGCTGTCGTTCGCAGTGTAGGCGAAGCGGTGGCAGTAGCGCGGAGGTGGGAGGCGGAAGCGCGATCCGGGCAGCTCGGAGAGAGCTGAGCCAACAAAGGGCGGAAGCGCGGATCTTGGAGAGGTGCATGCGCCGAAGCAGGGTCTTAATCTGGGTTAGCTCTTGGGGAAGGGAGAGATGGGAGAGGGTGGGGGTTGTAGTGGGGGTGTGTCTATAGCCATCCGTCTCGATTTGGGGGCACTGGTTGAACCA